GCCTTTGATAATTTTGTTTTACGTCTTGTATTAGTACTGAAGTACGCAGTTGTCAAAACGAATTGTTAGTGAAATCTCAGTTGGATCTTCACCACCATAGTCTAGATCGCCAAATCCAGCAGAGGTGAGGAAACATCCCTTGAGGTCCCATAATTCAACAACCGTTCCAACAGGATCAAGAAGCTTGAGTTGGCAATCGCGTTTGTAAAAATCAGCATAACCAGCACGACCTGATACAGATTCGAAGTGGGTACGAACCCATTCCATAACCTGTTGTGCACCAGAAGGTGCAATCGGATCGTGTAGGGTGCAACTAATTGCATCATACTTTGTTTTACCTGCTAAATATCGAGTGGAGTTCATATAAGATACCTCCTGCTCAGCAGTATTGATTGTCGGGCGGTTTGCGGTCTTCATTAAGAACGCATCAATACCCTCAATTGCAAAAACCCACCGAAATTTTCTTTTCGGTTCAAACTTATTGGGTAGCATATCAGTGACGGAAAGTGTCTCAGCCATGTCTTTAAACTCCTATCAAAAGATTCTATTCTAATTATTCTGCTAATGCAGAATTATACTTCCATACCAGCATTTGTAACCACAAAGTCGAGTGAGATGAATTCCACAGTTCTGGTAGGCTGTAGGAAGATCTTTCCTCTAACGGTATTATTCTCAATATCCGCCTGCGTGGTTGTCGTAGTGTCAATTACAACCTTAAACTTGTCTAATCCCTGCTGCTGCTGGATTCTCTGGAGAATCGGATTAACAGCTGCGGAGAATCTACCTAGCGTTTCTTCCCTGTTGGGCTCAAACAATAGGCCATTACCAACTCTACGTACCTCGCGACGAATTTCAATGAGAAGTCGTCTAACGTTAACTCTGTCTAAAGCAGACTGCGCCTGCTGTAGTGTCTTCTGTCCCCATACAACCACACCAGGAGTATGTGGAAAGGCCGCCAGAGGATTGATATCCGATTCATATAGGGTATCAAGGTTTCTCCGGCTGAGCTTCACCTGTGTTTCTACAACGGACTTAAGCGCCCCTCTGGAGAAACCTGCTGGTGCAAACCATGGATGTGCAATCGAGTCATTCAATGAGAATGCTCCGAGTACCGCAACCGATGGAGGACATTGGACATTTGTTCCTAATGCTGGATCTGTAATGACAACATCAGGGAAATATGCTGCGGCGAAAGAAGAGTCTAAGTTTCTGCCGACAAGATTTTCAACAGTCAGGTTAACACTTGGTTTCTGAGTACTGTAATCTATCATTAGGTCGTTATTGACTGCTTTTTCTTCAACATCCATAATGTACATTGCGTCAAAGCGTTCTTCTACAGCGTCGATAGCATAATCTGTAACTGCTTCTTCTCTCATTCCTGGTACGGTAAGGAGTTTGATATCAACATCCGCCCTTTCTGCCATTACATCGACAGCTTTTCGGAATGAAGCGATTGTGGAGCCTTCAACTCCACCTTGATCGGTATCATCCATCTCCCAAACAGCAGCTCTATTCGTTAAAAATTGTTTTTCTTGATTGAAGATGCTAGTACCATCAAATCCACCCTGCAAGAAGAATGAGAATTTCATAAACCTTCTTGTGGAAGGATCTATTAAATCTGTTTGTGGGTCGACGAAGCGGGTATCAATCAATGGATCACCTGAGACTAATGTCCCGTCTGATGTTGTAATACCACTATTTAGTGCTCCGTCCCTACGGTACTCTGCAACTGCCCACTCTTTCTGGTTTAAGACACCAGAAACATTCGGATTCTTGAGGCTTACTACAGACGGGCTCTTTGTTACAATTTGAATTCTTTCAAGGGAGAAGAAATTGTTATTAAATCTATCACTATCAAGAATCAATGTGCCGTCCGCCTGATCTTCAACACCCGGGTTATTACCTACTGACATGAGAGGTTGACCGGAAAGGTTGAAGGTCGGAAAGTACTTACAGTATGATAAGATAGAATCATTAAACTTAGTATTCTTGTTTGGCTCGCTTATATCATCAGAAACCTGAAAGTTTGTTCCCCAGTATAATTGTGGTTGTGCACGTTTTTTCGGGTTAACGCCTACTGCAATCGTCGATCTCATCGGAACGGGTGGCTCAATTGCGGGATGAATAACAGAAGCCTCATCAGTCATTGCGCCCAATCCATCTCCTCCCAAGGAATCGACATGGTCTAATTGATCATTAATGAACCTAAGACCTGCGGCACCGGCTTCAGCAGCGCCAGTATTTAAGTGGTGATACCCACGATATCCCATTGGAAGTGCATCTACTGGAACTGATCCGGCATCAACCTCTGGTGCCATCTCCACACGAATAAACTTTGAACGTGCTGGATGGATACCATCAACAACTAGTTTTTGTGATCCAGGACGCTTATCGAAGTCATAGTACATATATTGATCACCAATTACTCTAGAAAGGTATCTTTCAGAGCTTGGGTTTAGATCAACACCTACAAACTTTTCATAAACAACCGGTGCGATGTCATCATCATTAATTGCCCTTACAAATATATCAAATTGTCCGTGGCGGCCTTGTGAGTCCATCATCACATTGGCGATTGAAATCTTAAACCTACCAGAACCAGCAACTCCATCATCAAGTGCATGAATTCTAAAGAGATTCTTTACCTTGGCACCGTATACTTGTGATACGACCCATGGTGACTTTGCAGTCTGGAATCTTTCCTGGAAGTCTTCATAATTTGGTAATGTAGGTGCTGAATCAGCAGAGGCACCATCATCATCTGCATGTGCAGTATTGGCACCAGCAATTAAGAATGCTGCAGATAACGTAGAGGGGCCGCTAGCTAAATCTGAATCGCCGGTACCATCATGGCCCGTACCATCAATTGCTGCTTGTGCCTGATATACGTTATAGTGTGCATATACATAATGGCCTGCTTTTTCCATACAAGCTGCATCATGATTCAATACATTCATAAAGTAATCTGGAGCTTGAGGATCTAAACTGCATCGTAAAGTAGCTGGGAACTCTGGGGTTCCTGTGTGGCCGTTTAGCATCACAGTAATTCGTTCTTGTGTTCCTGTTATTGTTACGGATCCAAGTACTGAACCACCCTCGGGGGTGACTCCATCATTTACATCCTTTAACGTGCTGCCGTCGCCGGCTGCGCCGCCAAGACTATCAGCATCCACACTCTCTAAAGTTGCAACAACACCCTGTGGCGTCATAATGACCGCTCGAATAAGGGGCTTGGAAGCGCTAGTCGTATCTATACCTGCATCAGCTAGAAGGCTATGTGTGGGTCCGGATTCTACTGGATCTCCGCCACCCGAGAATACGGAGGCTGCCAGGTTCGTTGGAAGTCCACCAGCTGCGCCAAAATCGCCTGCGCCAGCTGTTACATCTTCTGCAACAAGGCCGGCGGAGTCATTTGCAACATCATCCGTGGCGGGATCGGCATCATGATCTAAGTTTAGAGCGACAAGATCATGTGGGCCGGCGATTCTTTGTTCTACAGTGACGACCGTAGTTTCTCTACTTACGACTGCATTGAGACCAGCCAAGGCATCTTCGATATGACCAGCTAGCTCTTCGTCTGTCATCGCTGTGTGACCAGCATCTGTCTCTGTGACTGTTGCATCGGCACTCTCTTTAATCTCTACATTGCCTTCTGCAAGGGCGATAGTAGAAGAGACGGTTGCACTACGAGCTACCTCTTTATCTTGGGTAATTGTTATAGTATCGCCAACAAGCACTACATCACCAATTTCTAAATCGCCAGGCCAACCGACCCATGTATCTATTACATCTTCGATTGCTTCCCATAACACCTGTGCAGCGCCTATAGCAGCTGCAGCGACATAGTCAGCTTGCTGCATACCAACAATAATATCAGGGTGACCTCCGGTCGTCGTCATGCTTGGGTCCCCGAGTCCGGCATCAGCAAATGTGATTGTAAAGGTTCGAGTAACGTCTGACGTACCATCTGCAGCTAATTCTACAATTGTAACTTGATCACCAGCATGCCATTCACCGGCAGGGTTATCAATTGATAACTCTGTTACGTTTGGAGCGGATGCGGCTACGCCGATCTGGACAGGGTCAGCACCCTGAACTGGCGTTCTATCATCAATAAATTCGAAACTAACATCACGTTGTCCGAGGGTACCGGCTTGATCGGTTCCAAGATCACATACCCCTAATGTTTCACCAGAAAGTGTGGTAGGATCAGCAGGGGCGGTGATTGTTGCAATGTCGTGGACCCAGTCGGTAGTTACAACTGAACTACCTGGATCAGGGTCAGCAACATCATTACCATCGGTACCTACAGTACCTTGTGTTACAACCAGGTCATTTCCGCTGACGCTTAATACAAGGTCAGCAGCAAGTCCGCCAACCGCAGCTGCTCTATCAACTGCAGACTGTGCAATCTCAGCACCGGTCTTAACTACTCCACCTGCGAAATCACCTGATACTGTGGAAAGTGTAATGTTAGGAACCGCGGCGGTTAGTGTACCACCATCAGGCTCATCGGCACTATCACCAAAGCTATCAAGTCTTACCGTAAATACAGTAGGAGCAGACTTTGCATCTGCCTCTATATTAACATCACTATCATTTATAAATGCCAAAATAGCATCTGCAGCAGTTTCTTCGGTAAGGCCGGCGATATTCAACTGATATGCTAGACCCCCAATCGGAAGGTCTCCAATAACGCTGCCTGCTCCGTCATTAAACTCTAGGGTTACAGTTTGCCCTTCTACATCAGTTAATTGTAGGACTCTGTTATCCATATCTGCTACCGTAGCAACAGTTAGATCAAGTGAATGTCGGAGGCCAACTGAGACTGCAATATTTCTGCTGTCTTCAGGAATTGTCTCCCCATCAGCATCTACAGTATCACTTGCACCTTCGTGGAACCAAATGGTTACATGCTCATCACCTGTGCTGTCGGCGAAGCGAATACCTTCACCATATTTTGAATCTTCAAAATCAGCAGCGCTTAAAGCACCGAATGTGACAGTAGAAGCTGCGGCAGCCTCGCCGGCACTATCATAATCCTCTCGGTATAACCCTCCGAGGAAATATGTACGACCAGAAACCTGGGCACCGGCATTATCAGATGCAAATGGGTTTATATCTAATAGTCCACCCGTTGGATCGTCAGTGTTTTGAGGTAATTGGGCACCAACAACGAAGCCGGCGTTTGTTACACGCCCAGAGGTTCCGTCTCTTTTAGTTCCATCACCAGCACCGAGAACACGTACGAAACATCCGCTTCGTGCATTCTTCATCCACTCATGCATTGCAAGAGGTCCGAACTTTTTACCATCCGTACCTCCGAATTCGGCCACAAAGTCTTTCCATGTGGCAACAGTTATAGGGACAAAAGCGGGTCCCTTTTGAGCAGTCCCAATTATTCCGGCAGGAACCCCTTGGGGTTTAACCGCGGTTGGACCGCTTAAGTCTATTTCTCTGGTACTAACCCCAGCACTCTTAAATGTAAGTTCAGCCATTGTGTTTTGCTCCTACCTGATCAAAAGCTTGTCTATTATAGGTATTCATTACTCAAACATTACGCCGCTTCTAGTGATGATAAAGTCAATTGCGATGAACTCGATTGCTCGAGTCGGTACAACGACAATCCTACCGTTAAGTCTATTGCTTTCGTAATCCTCAATTGTATTATTTGTATCGTCCATAACTACTTGGAATGATTCGATACCTGCTTGAGCCTGTACTAACGCCAGAAGCGGCACGACAGCGCCAACGAAGCGGGCTCTAGTCTGTGGCGTGTTTGGTTCAAACAGAATGTTATTAGCAACACTAACAATCAATCGCTTGACCTCTAGAAGCATGCGTCTAACATTGACTCTGTCAAGGGCAGATTTTTGCATCTGAAGTGTTTTCTGTCCGAAGATTACAAATCCAGCATTCGGGAATGTTGCAATCGGGTTGATCCTTGAGTCGTACAAGGTATCGCGATCGCCAGCCGTCAGTCTGCATGTTACGTTCGAAACCATCTCTAAAGCACCTCGGTTAAAACCAGCTGGTGCGAACCATGGATAGGCCACCTTGTCATTATACGCCAGCGATGCCAAAGCAGCAATCGAAGACGGGACTCTAACTTTAAGATTGTTAGCGGGATCATCTATCCAAACATCCGGGAAGTACGTTGCACAATAATTGTTGTCAAAGGCTCTGCCTTCAAACGTTTCAGATGTATATTGTACATCTGCTCTTCTTGTGTCCTGGGTTGGTTCACCTAAGAAGATACGTGCATTATTTTCATCATAATGCGGGATATCCATTAAGTAAATCGCCTTGGAGTACTCTCTTGTTTTTTCTGCAGCGAGGTCTGTAACGAATGTGTCTCTGATACCAGGAATACAAAGGATATTTGTATTAACGGTCATTGAGTCAGTCATCATTTCAACAGCTCGTCGATATGAAGCAACTACGTTGTTTCTCTTACCAGCACCTGATGTGTTGTTAGGTGCTAAGTCTGCATCGTCGCCAACACCTGCGGGGGCGTCCAGCGCGTGAACAAGTCCATCGTCGGTAAATTCAGCATGTGCTTTTCCTACCACATCTGCGAGGCCATCATTGCCATCGCTGTCACCCTTATCAATTGAGCTAGCACGATCGTTCATCTTAGCAACATCTGGATCTAATATATTCAATCCGTCGAAGCCACCGTAGAACATCGTCGTGAACTTTGCCCATCCGCTGAAGCGGTTGAACGTGATCTTATTATGATGTACTAGTGATGCTAGAGTAATTCTCTCTCCACCGCCAAGTGCATCTGTAATTGTGTAATCAGATTCATCTACACTACCATTTCTAATATATGCAGCTGTCTTCATATGGGTTGATGCTGGTTGATCAACATTATCGCTAATTGAATCTGCAATTGCATCTTCATCGTGAACAGCAACATCACCAAGGGCTACCCTAGAAAGGGAGAACCGGTTGTTATGCAGCGTGTCAGCTTCGGCATCGGAAGCAAGGACGTTTAGCCCAGCAATACCTTGAAATTTGGCATATGCCTTAATAAGCGGATTTGCATGAGAAGAAATATTCGAATTCAATACTGCATCTGTTCCTGCTTCACCGGTTGTTGGGCACCTTTCAAACTTAACACCCCAATAAAATCTTGAGTCTGCCTTTTCGTTTGCGCCAAGATCACCAACGTAAGCTACATCACGTCCTGCAAGTCCGTCGGTACCTTTAGATATATGCCCGCGGGTACACTTGAAGCGGAGAGGAAGCGGTGGAACAATTGCCGAGCAAAGGGTTAAGGAATCGTCGAGGGTGCCTGCGCCGCTATGACCTGAAAGCCTTGTATTAGCAGCTGTGTCATCCGTAACAGAATCTGAAGTCTTTAAGACTGGTATGCCCTTGAAACCGAATGGAAGCAAATCTTTTGGAAGACATGCATCGCGATTGTCAATTTGGGGATTCATAACCACCCTGATAACTGAGCTTCTATTTGGGTAAGCACCAGAGATTACTAAACGACGTTCATCTGGATCCTCTGCATCAAAGTCAAATGCAACGCTGTAATCACCAATTTGTCTAGCAATATACCGATCGCTGTCAGGATCTAAATTACAGTCTGGGTATGCTTCAATTATTTCTTTTGTAAGGTCTGTATCTGCAAATCTTCGGACCTGTACTTCAAACGTTCCATATTGGTAGTTTGGATCTGTACTAGCCCTGAGGTTTGCAATCGAGACCTTGAATTTATCATTTGGATATGCACCGTCATCGAGAGACTCGAACCGGAAAAGGTCATATTCTGTTGCACCATATGGTTGTGAAACAATCATTGGTGTCGTTGCTGTCTTATACCGAGTATCAAAACGACCAAAAGCTTGGCGCCATTGATCTTGGCCGCCGACTATTGGATCTGTAATGTCCGGAAGGCTTACACCGCAAGGTGCATCTGAGCCTCTAAGGATTGCGATACCATTAGGGGTTGGAACTAGTGAAGCTTCTTCTCCGGCATCATCTGCATCCTCTACACCGGTAGAATACTGCATACCAGCAGTTGCCAGCTCATTCTCAACAGCATAGTCACACCATAAAACGTGTTCATACTCTTGGAACCGAGCTGGATCAGTGTTTAGAACCTTTGCAACATAGTTAGGAGATGCAGGGTTTAAAGATGCCTTAAAGACTCTCATTCCTGCAACACCCTCATCGAGACCGAAATCTGCGCCGGCGGAAGATGAAAGTACTAACTTAAATAACCCGTCGCTGTCTGCAGTACATTGATCAACAGGAGCAGTCGCGGCGTCTGCACGGCCAACAATACTTTCAAGCTCGCCGCTAGCGGTCTCATCACCGATTACAAAGAATCTAGAGCCAGAAGCTACCAAAATGCTTGCGCGTACGAGGCGCGTTAATCCTAAATTGCCAGCTGAGGAATCAGTCGTCTGAACTGAGTCATTATCCGTAAAGGACGGAAATCCTTCGGATTCTAGCGGTCTTAGCTGGTGGGTTGCAGCAAGGAATTGTACACCACCCTGGAGGTCATCTGCACCAGCACCGGGTGTTGGCATACTCACTTGAGTTGCAACTTGACCATCTACTAGTTGTGTATCAACACCATCGTTCGTTTGGACTGAGAAACCTGCATTCTTAACGATACCAAGACCGTCAGTGTTAGCAATCTCAGCTAGGGTTTCATTTGAACCCGCACCAAGGACTCTCATATATGTAACGGCCTTACGATGTTTCAGAAATTCTCTGACTGCGTAAGGTCCGAACCGGTCTGGATCAAGACCACCAAATTTTGTTTCAAAGTCCGCGAAAGATCCTACAGTCACCGGTACAAAGGCAGGCCCTCTTAATGCAGTACCGATAATTCCTGCAGGGGTGCCTGTTGGCGATTGTTTTCTCGCGGATAAGTCTATTTCCTGTTCAAAAAATCCAGGTGATCGGAATGTCTGTTCGGCCATTAGAAGATTCTCCTTGGACTTGTGTCACTCTTTACTAAGTATTGGG